TCAATGCCACAACTAATTGCATATGATATCGCTGGCGTTCAGCCAATGACTGGTCCTACAGGACTTATCTTTGCAATGAGAACACAATACGGAACAGAGAGATCACCTGCTAGTGGTGATTACAGAGAGGCATTCTTCAATGAGCCTAACGCTGGTTTCTCTGGTGCTGATGGAAACCGTCTTGCTGACTACGATCCAACTGCATCTAGTTCTGCTGTTAACGACGCTGAAGGTGCTAACCCAGGTCTTCTTAATGACGATCCTGCTGGTACTTACGAGTTGACAGGTGACGCAACAGGAATGAACACAACTGCTCTTGAAGCAATCGATGACAGTTCTGCTGCCACTGCTTTCAGAGAAATGGGTTTCTCCATCGAGAAAGTTACTGTTACTGCTAAGGCTAGAGCGTTAAAGGCAGAGTACAGTATTGAACTTGCTCAAGACTTGAAAGCAATTCATGGTCTTGATGCAGAGCAAGAGCTAAGCAACATTCTCTCAACAGAGATTCTTGCTGAAATTAACAGAGAAGTTGTTAGAACTATCTACACTAACGCTGTTAAAGGTGCTCAGAACAATACTTCTACTGCTGGTATCTTCGACCTAGACGTTGACTCAAATGGTAGATGGTCAGTTGAGAAATTCAAGGGACTACTATTCCAGATTGAAAGAGACTCAAACGCAATCGGGCATGAAACTCGTCGCGGAAAGGGCAACATCCTCATCGCATCTGCTGATGTTGTGTCTGCTCTTGGTATGGCTGGCGTTCTAGACTACACACCTGCACTTGCTGGTAACAACGGTCTAATCCCAGACGATACTTCTTCTACTCTTGTAGGAACACTTAACGGAAGAATTAAGGTTTATGTTGATCCTTATTCTGCTAACGTAAGCGATAAGCATTACTACGTTGCAGGTTACAAAGGAACTTCTCCTTATGACGCAGGTTTATTCTACTGCCCTTACGTTCCTTTACAGCAAGTTAGAGCAATCAACCCTAACACCTTCCAACCAAAAATTGGTTTCAAGACTCGTTACGGTATGGTATCTAACCCATTCGCTCAGGGACTTACTCAAGGTAGTGGTGCACTTACTGCTAACTCTAACAAGTACTACAGAAGAGTACAAGTTGCGAACCTAATGTAATTGATATTACATATTTTCTTAGAGGGTGCTTGACACCCTCTTTTTTTATGCTATACTATATTTGTTGGACGCAACATGGGAGTGACTGAATAAACTTACTGGCAACCGCTAGTTAAGGTGATGAGACACAGGTGGTGCTGCTACGAAAGTAGAACCGATCAACCAATCGGGTCTCAGGCAATAACGTTTTTACTTCTGTAGTAATGCCCGTTATTTGTTGGTATACAGGATTCCAACCTCCCTCCTTTCTATATTATGGTAAGACCTTCGGGTCTTTTTTTGTGTCTAGGTATAAACTCGTAGGCATTTATTTTTGTGACTAAAATGCTGAAATGTGTTGGTATAACAATAAATAGTGGTAGAATTAGGATTAACAAGATGTAACCAAACCTCTGTTGTTATGAATGTTCGAGAATGGAAAAAGCACATGCATCACAATCTAGAATCACGCAATCAACTTTCTGCTTGGAGTCATTCAGTAGATACATACATCCGAAGAGAGGATCAGCTACTGGATGAATATTACGAGTGTTTGATCGATTGCGATATTGGCAAGCACGCGAGTGAATGCAAACGCATTTGTAAAGATATTTTAATCACCTAAAAGAAGAGAGAGGGGGTCAAAAATACCCCTCTTTTTTTATGCTAAATACTATTATCACAATGGACTTACATTATGGATTATAATCCTTATTCTCCTGAGTGGCATCGAAAAAGGTATCTACAAGAAGCATTGTTCAAATACCTTGACGACTATGTTGCGAATGATATTATTATAAATGATATCAAGGATATTCTTCACAGTAGATCTGATGAAGCATATGAAGAGTATACAAAACTCAACCAACTCCAAGCCAAACTCAGCACTGATTAGAAAATGCTTTCAACCCAATACCGACTCCGATTGGAGTCTATCTGCAAACAGATCGTAGATGGTGAAAATGTCAAGCTAGAAGACATGATTTGGGCACAAAAACTAGCAAAAAGAAATACCACTGCTGCAACTTGGATGCGACAAGCAAGACAGAAAGCAGCAAATCCCGACATGCCGAAGGGAGGTACTGATGATTTTCTGAATAAGATGGGGTTAGGAGAACCCGACCCATCTGATTATAGAGAAGGGTTCGATAGTGCTGACGATATAGGTGAATGGTTTAATCGAGATAAACCTGATGATTGGAGACAACGAGACTAATGGCAAACTGGTATCAAGACCAACTAACAAACAGAAACTTCCTTTCCCCTATTGGGTTTTTATTCATTCTGGATAAAGCAAGGAAGGTATCTTTTTTATGCCAAAGTGCTGAGATACCTAGTTTTGAATTAGGACAAGTTGATATACCTGCAAGAGGTTTTGCTCCTCTACCAAGAGAAGGTAACATTAGATATGGAGATTTGTCTATTGAGTTTATTGTCGATGAAGATTTAAGAAACTATATGGAGATTCATAATTGGATGCGTGCTTTAGGAACACCATCTGATTTAAAAGAAAGAAGAGATTGGCAAACAAAATATCAGAATGATCCATCAGTAGATGTTAGATTCTCAGATGGAACTCTACAAGTATTAAACAATAACAACTTAGCAAATTTTGATGTGGTGTTCAAGGACTTATTTCCTGTGTCACTAACAACTATACCATTCAATGCAACTGAAGATGATAATGAATTCATGACTGCTACTGCAACCTTTAGATATATGTTGTACGAAATCAGAAATGTAAACACACAGACAAGAAGATGAAGAAGTTCAATCTATTCAAGTTTGAGCATACATGGGGTGGTAATGATAATTGGTATACTAAATCTAAGAGATGGGCAAAGAAACAACCCTTTCCACTAAACCATTTAATTACAGGTTTTGTAGAATGGTTGCACATTCAGTGGAATGATGGTAAAATAATTATGGCTATGGACGACGTTGATCGTCAAGTAGATAAAATCCAATCCCAGTGGGAGGAAAATGAGCAACAAACAAGACACAACATCGTGGAGACTGGAGTATTTGGAGATGAAGGCTGGTCTCTCGAAATCACAAATCCAATTATTGAAAGAAGGTCCTCACCAACTAGCACAGGCATGGTTACTCCAAGCGATGCACAACGACTACAAGAAGATGAAGGGGATCAAGGAAGATCATCCTAAAGAAAACAAAGGACAACTACAGTCATCACTAAAAGATTTTTTTGAAAATACTAAAGATCAAGGTATCTGATGAATATTGAAACTCTGCAAGAAATGTGGAAGAAAGATAGTGTAATCGATACTGATCTATATTGCGAAGAATCCACTAAGGCTCCACAACTTCATATGAAATATATGGAGTTTCATAATACATTCTCTCTTATGAAAAAAGAAAGAGAGTTAGAAATGAAAAGACTTATAAGAGAAAAATGGTTGTACTATAAAGGTAAAGCACCATCAAAGGTATATAAAGATTTACCTTTTGATCTTAAACTAACTACAAAAGAAGAGATCAATATGTTTATTGAATCAGATGATGACATCTGTAAACTACAATACAAGATAGACTACATAGAACAGTTACTCTCTTTTCTTGAAGGTGTTCTAAGACAAATTAACAACCGTAATTTTCAAATCAAGAATGCTATTGAGTGGGAAAAATTTAAAAATGGATTCTAATGAAATACGGATTACCTTACAAGGAAGTTGTCTTCAATAGAAAAGCATTAGAGTTAGTTATCAAGGTAATTTCATACAAACATAATTGGACTAGAGGAGAAATTAGTAATGGTATAAAATCAAATAGAAGTTCAGAGATAGCATGGTTAGGAGATAGAGAACTCCTTGCCATGCTTTTGCGTATGGTTAAGAAAATCAATATAGACTCCCGTTGGAATCTGAGTATTACGGGTGTAGAAGCAGTGCAGTTTGGTAAGTATGGTGAAGGTGATTTTTATGGTTGGCATATAGATGAACATAAGCAACCAGTAAACGGAAACGTAAGAAAAATTAGTATGACACTCTTCCTAAATGAAGATTACGAAGGAGGCGAGTTTGATTTGGAGATATAT